TGGGGCAACAAGAAGTACATGAATATGAAGCATTTAGAGGCGGCTTTTGAGGACGCCTCTATTGCCGGCTGACCTCATTCAGCCGGAGTCTGCAAACGAATTTGCGCATAACTCTTGACGGTACCGTCAAGTTCGGTGGAGAATGTAATCTTTCCATCTGGCATATCACTCACCTTCTTTCTATAAAAAACCCGCCATCTCAAATAGAGATAGCGGGAAAAATTAGCAATTTTTAGTTATCCTGCCTTCAGCTTGTAGATTTCGGTTTCCGGATCGCTTGTCGAAACCATCACTCCGTCCGCATCTTCTTGCGGATGTATGCTGAAAGCAATATCATAAAATCCGTCTCCGTCTATATCAGGAGCCGGGTAACCGGAAGAACTCAAGTCAAAAATCGAGGCAACCGCATCTAATTCTTCGCCAGCTCTGACTCTGTTTGTTCTCTGCTCAACAGCCCATCCGTTTTCAGATAAATCCTTTTTATGCTGCGCCTCATCTACCCCCGAAAAGGCCGGCGCTTGCAATAACGTATATGTTCCGTCCGTCTTTACTCCAACAACCTTCATCGTAATGATGATGTCGTCAGGCCTATCGTTTTTCACAGAAAACACACCGTCATCGTATAGGATCTCAACATTTTCGAAGTAGATGTAGCTGCCATTTTGGAACACTTGGCCGGGATTTATCATGTGTTTTTCTACTTGTTCCGTAGGCTTGCCGCTTTGAGCAACTGTTTGAGTAATTCCAGAAACGCAAGCTGCCAGCCCGGTCAAGGCAAAACACAGAGCAACTAAACAAATCATTTTCTTCATCGTGTCCCCTCCCTTGCTCACAGGATACACCTACGCAAGCGAAGAGGTCAATAGAAAATTCACGCTATCTCAATATGAAGTTTTCGAGGTTCGCCGAAGTCTACATGGGCCATGATCCCAGGGCACTTTTCTCCGCCTGTGTATAGTTAGTCGGTAAATCGACCATGTTCCGGTTGCGCTGGTACCATTCCCGATCTGCCTTGTCCAGAGGTTTCCCCCTGACCTTTTTATCTCTGATCCGTATAACCTGAGCAAAAGTACAATCTCCAATTTCATAGTAAGCCGATATGAACGACCACCAATGAAGGTATGGAACAGCCCGTATCTCCTGTCCAAGCACCCGGTTAACAGGGGCCACAATGTACTGGAAGTCGTGCTCCCAACTCACCAGTTTCGGCGTGTTTCGAGTATGATCTTCGTCATTCCCACAGTTAATAAACCAGAAGCACTTTCGAACGGCCTCTTGGTAGTGTTCTGGCGGCATCTCGGGAAAGTCGGGGTACATAATCGTCAATGTGGCTAACGCCTTATCCTGGTCATCCAGTTCAGCGTCAGACAGGGCGGCGCACACATCCAGCACCGCCCTGTAATCTGACCTTATTTCATACTCCGAACCGCAGACTGTAAGGCTTTTAGGCAGGTCGTACATCATTTGCGATACTTCTCGGTATACTTCTTGATACGCGGATTTGTTGCCTTCTGCTCACGAGCAAAGGTGGTGTCGATCTGATCCATCACTGCCAAAAGGAAGTTGCACCACACAGGGAGACCATCCGCCAGAGCGTAGACATTCATCCTGCCGAAGATGGCGTCCGCCACAGGTGTCTGAAAGATGGCATCGATCATCTCGCGCATTTCTTTATCCATGCGCCGAGCGGTCTCAAAGATGGCCCGCTTATCCCCGGTCTTGGCGACTTCTTCCTTATAGGCATCCTGCTTCTCGTCCAGCCCATCAAACGTGTTGAAAAGGGTCTCGACAAAATTGCTGTCGGTAGGGTTGAAAGAAACCTCTGCGGTGTCATTCACCGAAAAGGTGACAATGCCGGTCTCAAAGTTCAGGGTACTCATGGATTATCTCTCCTTACTCGGCTTCAGGGGTGAAGATCACCGCATCATCAACCGTTTTTGCAGTGCCTATGGTGCGCTTACCGCCATAGGTCACATCAATGGGCATAGCCACGTTGGAGCTGCCGCCCAGGCCAGAGGGCTTCACCGCACTGGCAGGATAACGCTCGGCAAATGCGCCGGTTTTGGGATCGCCAGCATAGGCATGCACCAGCAACAGATCCTGATTGCACAAAGCGCCCACATTCTGGTCCTTGATAGCCAGATTCCACAACTTCATCTGGTACTCGTCGCCTGCGTCCAGCTCGCAGGGATCGAAGGTCTGCGTAATGGTAGGCGTCTGCATAGTGGTGTGGGTAATGCCGAAGATATCCTTCTTGACTTCCTCGCTGTAGTCTCGCTCGTCAGAGCTGTCCTCCACACGGGAGCCGATTCGCTTCCATGTGGGCTCGGCAAATGTGCCAATATTTCCATACAGGATCAGCAGTTTGCGCTCCACCACTGCACCGGGTGTAGTGTTAAAAGTCAGGTCTTCCATTCGTTTTTCACCTCATAGTTCTTTTTAAATCTCACAGACAGCTGCACCATATAGGTTGCCAGCCCTTCGTCTGTGGCGTCATACAGCACACCGTTCTGGGCTACGATACGCTCATCCCTGGGCACGTCCCCGAATACAGGGGCCGCGCCAGTAATGCTCTGCGCCTGCACCCATTCCTGGAACCCCATGATCCAGTCGGCATTGATGGTGGCCCCGGTATCGTCGCCGGGAGCCTTTCCGAATACATAGTACAACCCGAAGTTGTACTGGTTTTCCACGGTTGTATTGCCGAAGATGTCCGTCTTGCGGGCGATTTCCTCCAAACCAGAGGGAAACACACCGCCATTGCCCGAGATCTGGTCGGTATAGTCAACCTGGAAGTCGGAAAGAATGTCGTACCCAGGATAAGTGGCCAGCCACTTCCTGATTTTCTCCAAAGGGGTCATCGTCTCCCCGCCTTTCTGTTAACATACCTCTGCAAGTCGGCCTGCATGGCCGAAAGTTCTGCGGCTTTCAAGGCCCGGTCCCAATAAGGGCCGGCCCTCGGGTTCTTGGTCTTGGTGTACGTGATAGGTCGGTCACTCTGGATCTTGTTGACGCCCTTCCGGCTCTTCCACTCACCGTTTGCATCCAAAAAGCCTGCTGCGCCAGTCACCGGGTCGACCATCAACTTGCCATGATAAAGGAAGCGCCCCTGGGGCACATCCAGCACGATTTCCGGCTTATTGATGTCCGTCTGCGAGATCATCGTCTTGATGGTGGCTCCTGTGCAGTACGGCATATATTTCTGAATGCGCCGAAGTACATTCTGCGTGTGAAACCGCTGCACATCACCGCCGGCCGTCAGACCCTTGGCTTTCAGTATCTGATTCACTGGCTTCATGTCCAGGGTGATTTTCCCTGTGATATGCATCATCCGCCAGCCTCCGTATGCACGATGCAGCCGTGCCAGTATTTCGGGTCAACATACTTCACCACGACAATGCCCTCCACTTTGGAGGGTATCAGGGCCGCCCATTCCTCGCGCGTGGCGACTGCCGGGCCTTCCCCGAGTAAAACCTTGTCCCCGACCGCAACAGGCACCGCAGAGCCGGGAATGACCAGCAGAAAGGCGTTTGCTTCCTTGCTGCCGGTCTTGTCCACGTTCTGGGTCTTCTTGAAATCCAGAAAAGCATTGCGGACGACCTTCCGGGTATAGGTTTCCTTGCCGTCCCAGTGATAGATGGTCACAGTCTGGTTGCAGAGCCGGTAATCTACCGGGCAGGTAGGTTTCAGCATCAGCATCCGCCCACCCCCCGATAGATATCCAGATACAAAGTGGCACAGCGATACAGTTCCTGTGCCTGCCCCTTGGCGGACAGATCCACAGCACCGCCGGAGTTACCGGCATAGCTGGTAGATACGCTGCCAATGGAAGCAGAGGCCACAGGGCCGCCTGCACCATTCAGAGCCGCGGTGAAGTAGGCCAGAGCGTCCGCCATGGCACAGATGGCCATGCTCTCGGCATCCGGCTCGCCCTCCGGCACGGTCACGGTGTAGATCCGCTTGTACCGGGCCAGCTGGGCAGCGGCTCTCGCCTCAAAGGAGGGCCAGTCCACTTGGGAAATAGAGCCGCCATGATAGGCCCCTTTGTAAAACTCGTAGTTTACCACGGGGGTATCCCCCCCTTACTCACCAGCTGTGCCGGCGTGGGAAGTTGCGGCGGCTTCCAGCTTGGCGGTCAGGTCGGCCACCTTCTCCTGAAGCTCCTTGTTTTCCTTCTTCAGGGCGGCATTCTCCTTCTTCAGGTCCTTGTCGCCCTTATCCTCGGCGCCCTTGACGGGCTTGCCGGTCTTCTCGTCGATCTCGATATAGCCGGCCTTCAACAGCTGATCCGCGCGGACATCATCCACACGGAGCTGGCGGTTCCCCTTCTGAATCAGCTTCATAAGTTTATCCTCCTATTTTCGCAGAGGCCTTATCAGGCCTCGGTGTTGAACATGATGGCAGCCTTGCGCTTGTTCAGCACAAAGACGTCATCATAGGACTCTTCAAAGTACACGTACTTACCCTCGGAGCCAGCGGAAGGGGGGTCCAGTTGAGCAAAGACGTACTTCTCGGGAGTGATCACGGCAGAGGGGTGAATCAGCAGGGAGTGAATCTGCTTGGCGCCAGCGCCGTCCTTGTGGCCCTCGGTGAAATCGTAGATGGTCTTCATCAGGGTGGAAGGGACCTTCTCCAGCTGCACGTTGTCCACATTCTCGATGGCGCGCTTGATAGAGGCATCGCCGTTGTTGATGTGGCGGTACTTCTCAACAGCCTGCTTCAGCTTGGTGTTGTCAGCAGGGGTCAGGTACCAGATGCGGCCGGTGGCAGGCACGTTGGCCTCATCCATAGCCTCCATCCAGGCGTCAAACTTGGCCAGAATGTTGTCCACAGTCAGAGCCTCAGTATCAGAAACGCCGCCAGCCTCAACCCAGTCGTTGAAGACCTTGGAAACCAGATAGGCATCCATCTCGGGGAACTTCTGCTCCTCGTTGAACACCTTGGTAATGTTCTGGATGGAAGCAGCCTGTTTGGTCTCGTCAACGTCCATGGGATGGACCAGAGTGGACCACTTGCGGTGATTCTGCAGAGTCTTAGGCTCCCAGGCGTTGTCGAAGTTACGGGAGGCGGTGCCGATGGTGTCACGGCTGCCGTCCACACGACCAGTGGTGCTCAGAGAAGGGATCTGGATGGTATTTGCGCCGGTCCACTTATAGCGGCCATCGTTCTCGGTGCTACGCAGAGCAGCGAAGTGCAGCACATAAGGATAAGTCTGTGCCAGGGCGGCCTGATAGGTCTGAGCGTAGTTCAGTGCATTAGGCATAATTTATTTCTCCTTTTTTGTTGTGGTTTAGTTGCTGGTCGGCTTGGCGCGAACGCCGATAAAGCCGAAGTTGAAAGCATCGGCGCCGGGGGGATTTCCGCCAGTGCCTCCAGCATAAGAAGGAGGGTCCTGCTCCGTTCCGAACAGGAAGCCGCTATCCTCTGCCTTCTGCAGGGCCTCCAAAGCGGCTTTAAGGTCTGCGTCCTGGTTCTTGCTGGCTCTCAAGGTATCCATATCCAGCAGAGCGGCGATGGCCTTGGGGTTCTTACCCTTGGCCGCCGTGATGGCGTCCTTGACCTTTGCCTCGAACTGCATGGCATCGAGCTTGCCCTGCCACTCGGTGTCCTTGTCAGTGAGCTGGCCCTGCAGCTTGGCAATCTCGCCCTGCAGCTGAGCCACGTCCACACCTTCAAAGGCTTTCAGGCCGTCCTTGGCGGTCTGAAGCTGCTCCTTGATGGACTCGTAGTCCGCAAAGGGCTTCTTGGCCTCGCCGATGTCACGGCTGTTCTCGTCCAGAATGGCATCGATGATCTCCTTGGGCAGGGGCTGGTCGCCAACCTTGAAGTTCTGCAAAAACTCTCTTTTCATATTTCTTCCTTTCCTCCGCTTCGCTTTGTTGTCGGGGGTCGCGTCCCCTGCGGCGCCCAGTTTCTCGACATGGACCGGTCAAAGATGGTATGAAAACAGGCAATGGCCTGAAATCAACAAAAAAAGGAGCCAACTATCCGGAAATTCCAGATAGTCAGCTCCACTTAGCTCTTCCCGCCCACCACTTAGGGCGAGGTACATATTAAGTTTTTATCGGCTCCCGCTTGATGCGGATAACCTTGACGCCGTCCCGGGTGGGAATCAGCTCCACCCGGTCGTCCTTGGCAAGGATGGCTTCAATGGCCTTGATGGTGGCCTCTGTCATGGCGCACCCCCATCAACCCTCTGTCGCAACGGCGGCAATCTCATCGACATACAGTTCCACGAGCATTCCGTGCTCCTTTTCGAGCGTGATGCTCTCGGGGTCAGGCTCGTTGTCCAATGCGGATGTATAGCCAACCAGCTTGCCCGTCTGCAGCTCTCCGTCCGTCATTGTTACGCGAACGAGCTTGCACCAATTCAGATTTGCGCTTTCTCTCAAATTCATGCTTCCAACTCCTTCGCAGGTACTATGTGCGATCCGTTCTTGCCATAATGGATGGTAAATCTCCGAGTCGCCATCTCGGCCAGAGTGGATGGGTCTACGCAGACACCGATTGCACTATCGTGTGTAACCGTCTCCCTTTTGGCCCATTCGCCCTTTCTGTTAAAAACGAGCTGTCCCGTCCCATGGTATTTATCCACCAGACGCTGGGCCGTTTCCACATCGCCGTAAATATAGCTACGACCAGGGATATACCCCTTTGAGGTCTTGATGTGTTTGTTCTGATGCCCGGCATTAATCGTCTTGATTGTTCTATCCGAGAAAATCAGAACGCGGGTTTCTTCTTGTCTTCTATTATACTCCAAACGCCTTTGCTTTTCAATGGATTTAACTGAAGCACTTGCTTTTGCTGCTTGTTTCCGCCCAAACCCAACCACCTGCGCACGCTCATTTTCTGCCCGCAGTCCAGTAGCCTTTGAAAACCGGCTGTATTCCTGTCTAAGCACCTGCAAGCGCGTTTGCGCGACCGAAAGCATCTCTTTGTCCCCGGTAGCCTCAGCGGTCAATATGCGGCGTTTCTGGGTGCGGATGGCACGTTCCAGCTTGCGCTGCATCTGGGTCGCCTCGTAGCCGGAGTAGTGCTTGCCCTCATAGGTGATGCCCTTGGCGTTGTCGGCGCGGAACTTCTCCAGCTCCTCTGGGGTGTATTGCGGCTCATTGACGCCCATGATGATGGGGAATGCGGCGTGACCACAATTCAGCGTACCGATACGGCGCACAAGGCTGTTATTCAGCCTCTCATATTCCGCATCCGAATACTGCTTGCCTTGGATGGGCTCGTGATCCGGGGCACTGTTGGCGTGGGCGGATATCTCCCAGCCATCAGCACCAAGGGTGTCGTGGTTGTGCTGGGTGATCTGCTCCTGCATCAGGCCGAGGCCACCCATAATGTTGCGCCGCACAGCCGCCTCCAGCGAGGTATGCACCCCTGACTCATAGTCGATGACGCGCACGCCCTTCGCCGCCAGGTTCTTGGTGGCTCGGCGAATTGCTGTGTTGTAGTCCGTGGCTCCGGTGATGACCTGCTTAAAGGCGAAGTCGGTACAGGAGCGGTAAACATCCTGAAGCGGCAGTGCGTTGCCGTGAGGGTCTACCATGCCCAGCGTCTGGGTCAGATTGGTAAAGTCCTCTTGGGCCAGCTTCACAGCTGTTTCTACGATCTGCTGAAGGGAGGCGTTCTTCTCGAAGGGAATGGCCGCTGATGTAGGCAGCTTGTCCAGATCGAACCGATAGCCAACCTCCGCAGACTGTGTCAGCAGTTTGTTGATTTCCTTTCGGGAAGTCCTTAAGAGCTTCTGCAGCTTTTTCTTAACTTCCCGCTGGGACATCCCCAGCTTCTGTGCCCTCCATATCTGATAGGCCGCAGAGCTGGTCAGCTGTCCTGCCTCAGAGATGCGCCGAGCTATATCCTCCAGCAGAAAATCGTTGATGGGGTCTGTGATCTGCTGAGCCTTATCGCGCAAGGCGGCGATCTGTTCAGCGGTGAGCATTACTCCTCACCGCCCTCCGTCATTGCTTGCAGTTCAGGCATATACTTCTCTCGCACCTTCTGAAGATCCTCCGGGGTCTCGGTCTTCATGCCGAACCGCCAGCCGATGGCGATCTCAGGCTTGAGCAGACCGCGGCTCACCATATCCAGATAGTCCGCCCAGGTCTTGTCCTTGTCATACAGAACGCCGTTGCCCCAATCAAAGACTACTGCGTCCTTGCCTACCTCGTGTGCACCGGTGATGTGGTACATCTGCCCCAGAATGCCACACAGCTTAACAGCTTCTCTGGCTGCGCTTTCCCACATCTTCTGGAAGTCAATGATGGTCAGGTTATATTCACCCTCGCTGGATGTGACCTCTTTGGCTGTGCGTTCCACTGCCTCGACCTCAGACAGCAGGCCGCGTTTCAGGCCAATGACGCTCTCTACGCTGCGCAAATATCCCTGTCTGCGATTCTCAAACTCGGCTCCGCGCAGTTCCGGTGAGAAGATGGTCACCCCCATATCCTCGGGGTCGCCTTCCACTCCAACAAAAATATCATCATTAAAGATACGTCGGCCCTGGCTGTCTCGTTTGGTCAGGTCAGAGCTGACAAACACCCGGCTCTTGCCGTTGGAGAACTCGGTATTGAGCTGCGCTTCGTTGCGGTTGATGTTGTGGATCAGGCCGACCGCCGCCGCATAAACGGACACGCCATCATGGCCGCCATCCACGCAGTTGGCAACCGGCGCTTTCATGGACACCAGCCCAATAGAGCCGACCGGCTTAGGGAACGTGTACCACTCCGGCAGCGAAGCATACTTCGGTAGCGCAGACAGGCTCACTGGGCTGCCCAGCGCACACAGCGTCTCCGAGCGGTACAGAGTATTGCGGATAGTCAAATACCCTCTCTCATCCACCGTGCGGCGCTCCAGCAGAGTGTAGTAGCTTTTGGTATCTGTGGTGTACTCCGCGGTGCCAATGTCCGTCATGCGCCCATCGTCATCTCTGGCAAAGACAAGAACATTGGGCCGACGCACCACAGTCCATCGCCAACCGCTTTTGTCCGCCAGCGGTACAGGCTTTAGCAGGCACTCGCCGCCGATCAGCCCCAACTGCAGGGCATGTTCCTTGCACTCGTCCAGGCTGCTCAAAACTCCAACCGCAAACTCATCTTCACTTGATGCCTCGTATTCGCTGAATACTGTTTTGGTCAGCTTGCGCACCACCGTATACGGAATTTGCTGGCAGGGGTCCTCGTCTTTGGTCGGTGCCTTTATGTAATACAGCCCAAACCAGTCTCGGATGGCGTCCTTCATTTCCGCAGACGTCTTATCATTGGCTCGAAAAGCATCTTCGTAGTTGTATGCGCTTTTATCAAAAAGCGCGGCAATAACACTCACTTGGGCACCTCCCTGCCGGCGTTGATGATAATGCGGCGCTGGGCACGAATACCGGCTTCCAGTCCGTCAATATAGGCGTACTGTTCAGCCAGCTTCTTTTGCAAATCAGCCACTTCGGCTTCGAGCTTGGCGTTTTCTTCCAGCAGCACCTGTTTGGCCCACACAGGGAGGAATTCTCCAATGAGCCATTTCTTAATTTTTCCCATTGAGCACATCTCCTCCCAGCAGGTCCCGCGTATCGGGATCTCTGCGCATGATGGTGTAGCAAAAATATCTGATATCGTCCATGGCGTGGTCGTTTTCCTTGATGGGCTTATCGACCTCACCTTTTTCTTCCCAACGGTACAGGCCAAATTCCCGGATACTGTCTGCGCAAGCCGCGCCGATCTTGATGATGCCGGCCTTCAGCATAGCCGCTGTCAGCCGGATACCAGGCAGCACATCGTTTTTGGCCTTTCGGACAGGAAAACGGCCATGCCGCCGGATGGTGGCAATAAAGCTGGCCGCAGATGGGTCTACTACCACAGCTTCAATAGGCAGGTCGCCCGCCAGCCGCTCCAGCTCGGTGTAATACTCCTCGTCCGTCTTCTGCGTCTGCTCGGAACGACCGGAGTAGTAATACTCACGAATGCGGACCGCTCGTCCCCCATTGACGCACCACAGCCCCGCAGAGAACGGGTTGAGTGTGCCGTAGTCGCAGGAGATGTAATACCGACCCTTTTGTGGAAGCTCGTCTGTCACGTGGGCGGTTTTGTTGAAGAAGTTGTAGATCAGGCCTTCCGCCATCACCCACAGTCCGCGGATGTAACGGTCATAGAAGACGCCGCTCCACATGGCCTCATACCGCTCTTTTACCTCTTTGTCCAGCGTCAGGTTGTCCGCCATTGTGAAGTGCAGATAGAGCATTTTCAGCTTTCGGCACTTCAGTATCCACTCTGTGTAAAACCAGTGCATTGGCCCGGCAGGGTTACAGTTGAACCAGAACTTTGACCCCTTGACCGAGCAACGAGCGGTCGCCTGATTGACAAAACTCTCCGGCATCAGGGCGACCTCATCAAAGAGCACTCCCGCAAGCGTAATGCCCTGGATCAGATCTTGAGACGACTCGTCTTTGCCGCCAAACATGTAGAAAAGGTTTGCTCTTTCCCCCTGTGATACGACAAGCAGGTTTTCGGAGCGTTTCTCCGTTACGGTATATCCTCTTGCCTTTAACTGCTGCTTGAGGGTGCCGAGTACATTTCGCCGGAAACTGGCAATCGTCTTGCCGCACATGGCGAAGTTGTGCCGGTCATAGTTGGTCATGGCCCACAACACAAAGGAGAAGCCCATGCAAACGGTCTTGCCGGAGCGAATTGCTCCATCAGCTATGATCCCGTTGTAGTTGGCGTATTTACTTTTCTCGTGCCACCAGCAAAGGACCTTCTTCTGTCTTGCGCTCATTGGCCCCCACCGAAAGAAAGAAGTCTTCATTCTTTTTCCTCCGGCAGCATATCGCTGTCATCGCCATCAACGAAAAGCGATTCAGCGTTATTTGCGAGAGCCTCCAGCAGGCCGTCTCCGTCAAGCTCACCCGGCTCGGAGTTCGCGCCATCTCTGGCGATTTCCCAAACATTCTTCAGTGCCGAAGCAATCTGCTGTAGCCCCTTCCGGTCAACGATAGACGCCACAGCCAACACTCGTTCTTCTTCGGCAACGATCTCCTTAGTTGGCTTGCCCGGTGCATTATCGGCGTTATATTCCAATGTGCGGGTCTTCGTCTTGTGAGTGACCTGCGTCTGATCCAGCTCCGAAATCGCCTGTTCTATGCGAGCAGCCAGCTTGTCTGAAACGCCCAATAGCCGCACGATGCGCTGCGCTTCCTGCTCAGCAACTTCATCTGCTACTTTTTGTATGGTTTTTGTATGGATTTTGTCTGCCTGCTGGGCACGCAATGCTTTCCAGTTTTCAGCTTTTGCGCGCGCTGCAATGGTGTCTTTGTTGACCCCATAGCTTTCAGCTAACTTTCGGTAGCTTCCGCCGCCGTTGATATAGTCACTTTTGATTTTCAGCCAATCAACGGCCACGGTCACCACCTCTCTTGTAAAATCATTACCACCGCAGCCTCCCACCCTGACTGACATGTGCGATGGATTTTCCCGCCGAATAACCGGCACTCCTATGGTGCCGCATGAGTGGTGCGACCACTCGGCCCCGATCGTGGGGCTGCATCGAGCTGCGGCATATAAAATGGCGAGAACGCCCCGCCGTTTTTATTGTCTTACTCCCCGTCATGAGACTACTCGAAGCCAGAGGGGTAACCATACAGGCCGATCTTCTCTCTTCTTACCACTACAGGTGCTTTCCTGCGGGGAGTGTCAGTCGCCACCTGCGCAGGCGATATCACAACGACAGGCAACACCGCCTCAAGAATGTTTAGCATTGCGATATCACCATCCTTTCACCGCTATTGCGGCTGGAGCAGCACATGGGGCTCGAACCCATACAAACAGCTTGGAGGGCTGTGGTGCTTCCCATTACACCATTACTGCATATAGTCCGGCTCAGGGGACTTTCACCCCGGCACCATCAAGGTGAGCAGCTTACCGGCTTGTCTGCTTATAGAGGAGGCGTAACATGGATTACGCAAGCCCATTGTCCTCACGCAGACGCTGAGCCATATTACCCGGCTCACCAGAATTGCACTGGAGCCCCCTTGCGGAGGAGACCCTTACCGGGTTGTGATCTTATATGAAAGGAGCAGGTATGAACCTACACACTAAGCGTACACCAAAATAAAAAGAGCGTGCCCCGTTTTTGGGGCACGCCAAAAAATTGTTAGATTTTCTTTTCCAGACACAGGTCGTCTAACGTCACGCCAAAGAACTCGGCCAAAACGGCGGCATCCTCTATGTTTGGCTTATGCTCTCCTCGCTCATACCGCGCGATCATGTTCTTGGACAGACCGCACAGCTCAGAGAGCACTCTGCGGCTGATCCTGCGCCGCTCTCTCAGCTTGCGCAGCCGCTCGGGAAATTGTTCGGTCATTTTAATTCCCTCAAAGAGCGCGCTTGCTCAATCGTTCATAGTGATCGTCACCGGCACGATCATCTCCGGCAGAAAATTCACTTCATAGTGATACGGGTCAACATAGGCACCGCTGACATCTTCGACCACGTAAATCGTCCACTCGTTCAGATAGACAAAATGCTTCTTGTAGACGCCATTTGCGGTCTCGCAGATAACCTCCAGTTCGTTGACGCTGTTGTTGGAAAGCGAGAAGTTGCCGATCAGTTCAAACACAGGCTCGTCCGTTCTGGCGTTAATCACCGCAAGGCGGCGGGTCACATTGAAGTTATCGGCTTCCTTGGAGATATTGTAGGAAACCCTTTCGCTCTGAGCGCAGGCACTCAGCGCCATAATCATAATCGCCACAGCGGCGAGCATAGCAAAGATCTTTTTCATTTTCATTCCTCCTATGTATTTGAGTGTTATTCATTAGGGCAAAAACCTCTCCGGGTTTTCGTCGTGTCCCTCCCTCATATCCGCTCCGCAGTTGGGGCAATGGGGTGTTTTGTCTCGGCACTCAACAAAGCATTCGGAACAGTATGGGTGCGGTGCGGTTGTCACCCACTCGCCGCGCTTAACCTCCACCACATCGGCGGCGGGGATGGGGGCGGGAATGCGGGTCCATTCAGCTTCAGGGGTCATGGGTGGTCACCTCTTTCCTCTGCGCCCTCGCACCATCCAGATACGCCGCCCAATATCGGGCATCTTCGTATTGCTCGTTTTCGCAGCACTCTTTGTACCGCTTCTCTGCAAACTCAATCACCGACATGGACTTCAACCTCCTTTTCGCAGTAGGGGCAGATGGCAAAGCCATCCTCTACAAGTTCGTGGTCGATGTATTGTCCACAGACAGGGCATTGAAGCAGATTAGCCATTGTCAGCACCTCCGTCCATCTTCGCTCCGCAGTTGGGGTGGTCTCCCTCCTCCGCAGGCTGTTGGAGCCACCACACGATGTCGCCTCCATGCGGGCACTTGCCGTCTTTGAACTCGCACTCGTGCAGGTTCAGCTTCCGCCCACCGTCAAGGGTGTACTCCGGTGCTGGGCACTGGTCGCAGAACTTCTCATAGAACGGCTTGCTCCACGGGGTTTCTCCGGCATAGGCGATGGAATACAGAAACTCCGCCTTCTCCTTGATGCTCATAGCGTCCAGGCGGTCGGCGTTGGTCATGGGTTTGTGGTCTACGCACCGCCTTGCGGTTTTCTGCATCAGCAAGAAGTAGTCCTTGTTTGTGGTTTCAAACTGGAGGCGATACTCTCCGCCACCAGCCTGAGTATTAAATCCTGTTGCCATCCTCATTCTCCTTTCGGCGGCGCCGGCAGGGGCATCCAGTGGGTGACGAGTTTCCATCCCGGCTGGTATATTTCCGGGTTATACACCGCCACAGATATGTCCGCCCAGCTCACATCAGGCATCTTTGCATAGGTCAGAACTTCAGCCCCCGGCTCCGGCAACCTCTCCTCCACGCTGATCCACTTCTGAATGGTCACGCCGTTGGAGATGAGATAGTCAACGCACTTTTCGGCATCAACTGAACGGCTAAAGAAACCGCCTATCGCAATCAGCTCCACCAGCTTTTCCTTGATGTCAGGCATCGTCTTTTCAACCGGAGCATTTTCGACCCCTTTAGGATTTTTCGCACACGCAGCACACTTCATAAGGTCGGGTTCGTAGCAGTCTGTGCAGGACTTCTCAGGCATTGTCTGTTCCTCCCTTTGCCATAAGAACCTCGACGGCTTTTAAGGCATCATACACGCCGTCATAATAGGCAGTGGTTTCTCGGCTGATGTTGTCCATTTCCGCTTTCGCCTTGATAAGCTGGATGTCTTGCTTTCGCTGCCGTTCCAGTTCAAGCCGCTGGCGGATCTTGTCAAGTTCCTTATCGGTCATTGTCTGTTCCTCCCTCCAGCAGCTTGCTGCTGGCCATTCTCTCAAAGTAGAACGCTACCGGATGTGGGTCAGGCTTCACCAGCCCAAATCGGACGGCATTTCGATAGGTCACGCAGTCCCGCTCAAGGACAAATGGCATTGCCTCAACCGCGTGCCGGAAATGTTCGAGGGAATAGGTGCCCTTGTAATGATTGCAAGAGCGGCAGGCCGGGAGCATGTTATCCAGAGTATCTGTTCCTTTTACCGACCACCCGGACAGCGGCACTACATGGTCAACCTGCATATCCTTGAATTTGAGATCGCACCCACAGTAGGCGCAGTGCCCGTTCATTTTGTCATAGACAGTATGGCGTTCTTTCAGGGATAGCCTTCTCCGCTTAACCTGCATCGCCACTCCCTCCCTCCAACGCCCTCTCGGCCTCCTCGCGGGTGAGGAAGACGGTTTTGCCGATTGCTCCAACTCTGTACCTCAAATAATCACGCCGGCCTGCTCTTGATGGATACAGTGCCCGCAATTTGAGATATGTCCCCTGCCCCGTGTTCACGATAGACACGATCTCACACCGGGCGAAATCTCCGCAGCCATCGGCAGGATGTAAATAGTGATACGGCAATGTCCGGACATCAACCCACACCGTATCACCCACCTTGCACGGCGGAAATGCCTTCTCAAGCTCTGCGCAAAGGATGTCTGTCACTTTTGCTTTCGCAAGACGATCTACAATCTGCTCCGGCTCCAGCCCTGTGTCCTCGTAGGGCATCAATGCGGCATAGAGCTGCCGGATCAGCTGGCGGAGCACGTCCTTGTTGACACCGTTCAGCGTGGGGCCGTTGAGAACCAAATCCAGCAGGCGGTCATTCATGCTTCGCAGGTCTGCTGGTATACTGCCCGTAGCCGCCATGTACTGGGCGGCAGTCTCGTCCACCTTTACGGCTGGTCTTGTCAGTCGTTCCATGCTGTCCTCCTAAAACAGTCGATAGTTAAGCGAATAATCATCCAGCATCGCCCAGCGGAAATTCCGCTCATCCGGGAACAACAGCCCCTCGTCCTCCATCTGGAAGCGGCGGTCAAAATCATGCACCGTGCGGCCGTCTGGATGAAAGTTTACAGGGCTGTCTGCGTCCCATTTCAGCAGTAGAACCCACAAATCCGGATAGTTCTTGCGGAGCTGCCGCAAGGAATTAACACCCTGATTGTGACACATCCAGCAGCCGTCCCTACAGCTTGCCTCGTAGCTGGGTGCAAGGATGCCCTCGTACTGGCAATGCAAGCCGCACAAATCCTCCTCAATGCCGAACTCCACCAAAGGCGCACGTTTCCGCTCGTTGAGTTGCCCGAACCTTTTAGGCTCGTCTGCGGCAATTCCTATGTACTCCACGATATTTTTACCGCCCCTCGTTTCGGGGCTGTCTAAAAACCTCGTTTTGAGTTTGGTGCACCATTGCCCTGTTCGCCGAACGCTGACCGGGAAACCGTATATAGTCGATTTTGAGCTTCTTGCACCAGCTCCCGATTTGTGCAGGGAAACCTTGGATGCGGGGCTCGTGCGGCTCGTTTGAGGTCTGACTGACACCATGGACCCCACAGGGTCGGGAAGCCGAGTATCGTCCCTTGTTTGACAGTACCCCCCCCCCCGCATTTTTGCGCTTGGGGACATGGTAAAACAACTTCTCGTAGGTCAGCTTCTCGCCGTTGCGCATGGCACACAGGTGCTCAACTTCGATACGGTATTTCTGCCAGATATACTCGTCAGCCATATCCTTGAACTTTACCATTTCCGGGTGTTCCCCCCGAATGGTGTCGGTGGCCCATACATCTGTCGTGGTTATCCTGTCAAGCGGTAGCCCCCGCGTCACGATAACGTCCAGCATCTTCAGGCTGTCCTTTCCGTGACTGATGCGGGCAACATACTGAAGCTGGCTGTCGTTGATGTGGCGCACGCACATGGTCACACCTCCATCAGGTCGAACAGGCTGATGGTCTCGTCTTTTTCCTCGAACTGGCTCAGGTACCCAACCGCGTCCCGGAAATAGCCGTTGTTCAGTTCGATGGTGTAGCCCTTACGCCCGGCCTTGATGGCCTGCAGGGCAACGGTACCCAAGCCGCCGAAGGGGTCAAGGATCAAATCTCCGGGGTTGGTGTATCGGTTGATAAGCCTGTCCACAATGTCCAGCTGCAAGGGGCAAACGTGCAGCTGCTGACGACGCTGGCTCTGGGTGGTGTTGAGGGTACGCATACGGTTGATGTCGTCCCACACTTGGTCTGTCCATGAGCCGGGAGCCACCACCATGAAGGTGGCCGGGAGATGTCCGTCCTCGTCCAGCTTCTTGGCAAGGGCCACATGCTCCTCGTAGCTGTAGACGGTATCCCTGCTATACTTGCGGTAGGCTGCCTGCAGTCTGTCCACCGGGATGTTCGCCAGCTCCTCTTTGCCCACAAGACGGTCGCCAGAGGAGCGCCAAAATCCATGGGCATCCAGCTGCCACTGGGCGCGGGTGTACTCCTCTTTGGTTTTGCTCACCGGCTCGTCTGCGTAGGCCTTGGAGCGGTCAGTGGGCAGTTTGCGGAACAGCAGGATATACTCCGGACAGCCTACGCCCATTTTGGAGCCGTCCTTGCACTGCTCCGTCCATCCCAGCCGGTAGGTCTGATTGTTTTCCCGCACCACATCCGTGACCACGGTTATCATGCCGAAGTAGGCGAAGCCGTGAGCCATGTAGTGGCGGATGCACATGGCATGGAACGGCTCCATGGTGGGCATTCCCATGCCGGTGGCATTGCCAAAAAGCACACGGTCTTTGACGTGGCAGGCGAACACCCGGCCGGGCTTGAGGATGCGCAGCAGATTGGGAGTAAGATAGTCCATCTGCTCAAAGAACTTGGCGGTGTCCTCGTTGTGGCCGAAGTCGTTGTAGCTGGGGGTGTATTCGTAGTGGTTGGAGAACGGGATGGAGGTGCAGATGAAGTCCACGCTGTTCTCCTCCATGCGGGCGGTCTCCTGCACGCAGTCGTTGTTTACCGCCGTCCAGTTTTGACCTTTGATCTCCACGCGATCAACTCCTATGCTTCTGGCCATGACCAGCTGCGCAGCGGCAGCGTTCAGGCCGTATTTCTTGACGATCTCCCGCATGCGCTCCTGCATGTGGTCGTGCTGTTTCCACTTGGCCATGAGTGCCCGGTAGATGGGCTCCTCCGCCTCTGTGAAGATGATGTCGATAATGACCTGCTCCGTTTGCAGGAACCGATAGATGCGGTGTATCGCCTGAACGAAATCATTGAACTCGTAATCTATGCCCACAAAGATAGCCCGGTGGCAGTGCCGCTGGAAGTTGCAGCCAGAGCCGGACAAGCTTTTCTTTGTGGCAAACAGTCGGCAGCGGCCCTCGGCAAAGTCAATGACCCTGCGCTCCCGCTCGTCATAGTCCATGGCTCCATAGATGTCTACGGTCTCGGGCAGGGCTTCCTTGATGGCGTACCGCTCTGCCTCCAAATCGTGCCAAAGGATAAAATGGGCATCCGGGTCGCTGTCCACGATCTTCTTGGCCTCCGCCACACGCAAGTGGATGCTGTCCCGTTTTTCCCGGGAGGCGTCCATCAGGGAGGTGGCGGCATCGTTGAGCAGCTTGACCTGTCCGTCTCGGTCGATGCTCTTGCCGTAGCCCTCGGTAACGATGTGGGTGCGTACCTCCAACGGCGGCAGGTCGTAGCCTGTGTCGTCAAAGCCCAGATCAGAGGGCCGGGTGAGCACCAGCGCCCAAGAGGACACCCACAGCCAGAACTCATCCTCCTTGTGAGGATAGAGGGTCAGGTTATTGGCCTTGGTGCTGTCCCGCTGAAAAAAGCGGGTGAGGGCCTGCCCGGTATCCATGACCTCCAGATACCCGGCGTAGTGGATGAGCTCCTTGTACTTGTTCGGGGACGGGGTGGCGGTGTTGACCAGCTTATATCTGACGCCCTTGAACTTGTCCAAAAAGGTCTGATAGGTCTTGCTCCCAAAGGAGCGCAGGACGGACGCTTCATCCAAGCTGGTGGCGGTGAATGCTTTGGGGTCAATATCTCCATCACGAACCCGCTCATAGTTGGTCATGAAGATCTGTCCATTGGCGTAGACCTTCAGGTCGGCGTGCTCCTGACAGGTGATGTAAGCCGGAGGAGCCATGCCCAGGAGATTTACAGCGTCCCGCGTAAACTCCTGCCGCACGCCCAGGGGGAGCACGATCAGGGCGCGTCCGCCCTGATGCTTTACCACCAGACGGCAGAACTCCAGCTGCTCCACGGTCTTGCCCAAGCCAAAGGACTGGAACAGCGCCCGCCGACCACCCCGAAGCGCCCACATGACGGAGGCTTTTTGGTGGGGTTTCAACGCCGGGGACAGGTCGCCTTCTGACACCTCAAACCCCGATTCCGGCGCCAGCTGGATCTTGCGCTTTAGAAAGTCGAGGTAGCTCATTGTGCCACCTCGCCGCCGTACACCTGCATCCAGTCCTCCAGACGCATGGTCACAAGCCATCCCTCGTTGCTTTTCTTGTGCATTACGGCAGGTAAGCCCTCTTTGGCGTCTCGTGCGGCCTGATCCACCGCGTCACGGATGTTCAAGCGCTCTACGAATTTGCACTCGATATGTATTCCGGGAAGACCCACAACATCCGAAGCGTCCCCGGTCTGTCCACAATACTGGCTTGTCCTGCGGCAGTCGTAGCCATATTCCCGCAGGGCCTTGGCGAGCATACGCTCGCCGCGTTTTCCTTTCTCTCGGCTTGCTTTTCCCACTTATCTAAGCCTCCAATTCTCACGTCCACGCAAGTCCAGATAGTTCCCCTTGCTTCGCTCGTAAATGCGGCTCCCTACCGCCTCGTCGATGTCCAGAAGCTCCTCAACGGACCGTTCCGTGGAAATGATCGTTATCTTGTCGCTGTCGTTGTACCGGGCATTCAGGAGCTCAAACGCCAGATTGACGTCGCCCACCGTGGGAGCCTGCCCTTTGCCGGTCTTGAACAGGTCGTCGATGTACAGGACCTTTACGCGCTTGAGCGGGTCAACGATGCGGGAATACTCCTCCTCGTCATTGACCACCGCTTTGGCCTGTACGGAAACATCTCGCCAGAGCATATATCGCACAGCCAGCCCCATGCCCATCAACCGCTCGCAGATGGCCGTACACAGATGGCTTTTCCCCGTGCCAACCGAACCAGCTGCGACAAACCACCCACTTGGGGCTGCCGCGTATGCTTGGGCCAGTTCCCTGGCTTTGTGCTGCCACGGTTCTTTTACTTGCCAGGCGTCAAACGTGTACCGTTTCACCAGCTCCGAAAGACCTGATCTGGCTATCTGCCTCTCGTTTCTCCGGCGCACCATGCAGCGGCATTCAACCGCCGTAGTGCATCCCCGCTCATCAATGCGGAGCGTAAAACCACGGTTTCCGCATTCCGGGCAGTCGTAGCCGACAAGTGCTCCGGGGGTCGAATTGGCCGCCGCCATGCGCTCACGTCTGCGCTCATCCGAGGTCGGCAGACTGGATGTTCCACTTGCGCCCAGAACCGTTCCCAGTGTCTCCACGTTGCTCCCCCTTCTCTCGTTCGCGCTCCTTCGCATCCCAATCCGCAAGGCTGCGTACACCCTGCTCCTTCTTTTTCTTCAAAATGCCCTTGATATACGGCCAATTGGTGTTGTTCTTATCAATAGCCACATCGATAGCCCTCAGGCAAACGTCTGCGCCCAGTTCTCGCACAAAGGTCTCCAGCTCCGCACGGCAGGTCTCCGTGGGCATGGAATTGATCCTGTTGGCATATGAGGCGAGGACGACAGAGAATGGGGATTTAGGGGGACATTCGTCCTCTTTCTCTATCTCGTTCTCTTTCTTGCCCTCTTTCTCTTTCTTGCTTGCACTTTGCTTGCCGTTTGCTTCCATTTTGCTTGCGCCTTGCTTAGCCTGTCCGCCTTTTTTTCCACTGGTTGCTTTTCGTCTGCTTGCATCCAGATTTGGTTTGCTTAATTCAAAGGCGATAGCAACGGAATCGGGCAGCAAATCAAGGTTTGGTTCAACGCCGTACATGGCGTAATTGCAGATCGCATCGTAAGCATCGCAACGGTCTGCCTTCTTTTTGATGCGAGACACCGCTTTTAGGAAGCTCTCGTAAAAGGTAAATTGTGTGCGCTCCACACGTATCCCCCCTTAAAACGGGATCGGTTCATCATCGTCCAACTCGGCAAACTGGTTGCCCTCGGCGGGGGTAGAGTAGTTGGAAGGCGCAGAATAACCGCTGTCCTCATCGCGTCTGGAGTCGCCGAAATACACGTTATCGGCAACCACCTCGGCGGAGCGGCGCTTGTTGCCCTCCTTGTCCGTCCAGTCGCGCATTTGCAGACGACCCTCCACAACCGCCACGCGGCCCTTAGCGAAGTATTTGCCGACAAACTCGCCGGTCTGTCTCCACGCTACGCAGTCAATGAAATCGGTCTTGCGCTCTCCGGTCTGCTTGTCCTTCAGGTCGCGGTCAACAGCCAGCGTAAAGCTGGCAACAGGCGTTCCGGTCTGAGTGCGGCGCAGTTCCGGGTCACGGGTCAGACGACCCATAATGAGTATCTTGTTAAGCATATCGAATGCTCCCTTCTCGTTTCAGTTTGTCGGCAAAGCGGGTGATCTCGTCCTTGTGGAACAGGGTGCGCGCGCCGATCTTGGTGCGTTTCAGATGCCCCTTATTGGCCAGAGCATCCACCGTGTCCACGCTCACGCCCAAAATAACCGCGACCTCATCACGGCTGTAATTGATCTTCTCCATGTTTACCTCCACTTCTTGTATGTGACGCTTTCCCGCGTCCAGTTGGGGTAATAGCCCTTGATGTACGCAATGATATGGTCCTCGATGTCCTGACGGCTGTAAAAGCCCAACGGATGGAGCCTGTCCATCCATTCCCCCTCGTCAAAGGCCCTGTGGCAGGGCGGGCATAGGGCAACAATGTTCTGCTCCACGCCCATACCTCCCTGACTGCGGCGCACGATATGGGCGTTGGGGACGGCGTAGGGCGAGCCGCACACCACGCAGCAGCACCGCCCGTCTGTGCAATCTCGCAGCGCCACAGCCGCCTTCACTCTGGCCGGAATGGCAGTATGCTTTGTCATTTCGTGCATCCCCATTCCTCCTTCAAAAGGGCCAGCTTGTCCGGCGGCAGGGTCTCAATGCCCATTGCCTTGCAGTCAGCCACAACATAGTCAATGAGCCGGGACATCTGTGCCGTGTCATAGGTGGACGAGCCGTAGTAAAGCGTGACCACTACACAGCCACGCAGTTTACTGTCTGAACGCTGCGTAAACCACCCGAGTCCATTCCCCTGCCACACTTTCTCCAGCTTGTCGGCGGCCCTGGGCGTGACGCATACCACGTCCGACACGCCGCCGATCTCCCGGATGGCCCTGCGGTATATCTCCGTCTTGCCTGCCCCTGTGGCCTGTGCCAGGCGATCTATGAGCACCCAGCAATAGGCGTTGGCGTCCAGACTGCGCTTTTCCCGGTGCTCCTTGATAACCAGGTCATACAGCCTGTCCTTCATGTTGTAGACAAATGCCCGGGCGGGGGCGGCCTCGTTGACCTTCAGGCACAACCAAAGGCCGTCCTCCGCCGTGATCTTCGCTTCCTTGAATGTGGCGTTCATCCCTTCTCAGCCGCCTTTTCCGCTGCAAACACCTTCTTCTGGCAGGCAGGACAGAGCTGGCGGCCAAACCGCCCCTTGGAATAGTGAACGATGTCGGCTACCGTCCATGTCTCTCCGTCTCGCTTGACGGTGGGTTCGATGGGAAGCGTGCAGTCCTCGCAGTAACAGGTCGGCTCGTTGTTCTCTCGCGGTGCGTAGCCCATGCGGAACACAACGGCCTTACTCCGGGCGTTTACAATAGTCAAAGATGCGATGCGCTTGCTCTCAATGACGATAGACGATACCTCGAATTTGTCATTGCACTGCCACACGCCACGATCATTCTGTTTCAGCGTGGCACAATCTGCGGCGTTGACCCAGATGAAGGGCGCGGTATACAGCTCCCGGCCAATTCCCCAGTTAAAACAGGCCCGCTTAAAGCTGTCAGATGCAAGCCCCTTTTCCTTTTCTGTGTTGCTCTCCGTGCCGGTGTCCTCTTTGCTGATCCATTGATCCTTATTCTCATCCCAAATGGACACGATGCAATTCGCATTCTCTCTGGTGTGAGAACGCTTCCAATTCATGGGCGTAACCGTCTCGTCCAAAATATTCATGTCGCACCGTGCGTCCTTGTACAGCAGGAGGGAAACGCCGTTCGCCCTTGCTGTCGCCACACGTACTTCAATCTCATCTGCTCTCAAATCTCGAAACTTCATTGTAATTTCTCCTCCGTTTCTACACCCAAAACATCAGCGACTTCTTTGGGCGCCTCCTCCAGCCACGCTGTCACGACCGACTTAAAGCAGTCAGAGCAGAGCTTCTTGTCCTGCCATGCGTAGGTCGTCTCGCCGAAATACACCTCTCCGCCGCAGCGCTCGCAGTAACAGGCGGGTTCGTCCTGCTGGATGTCCCGCAGGGGGCTCAAAATACCAGGCGTGCCTCTTGGCATTGACTTCCCGCCCCTTTCGTGATATAGTTCAACTGTGTTATGGCTTTGCCATGCTTGCCGCTCTCGGAGGTTCCAGCTCCGTGGGCGGTATTTTTTATGCAGTCGCAGGTTTCGCCGGGGTCAAGATTTGCCCCGCAGACGGGGCAGGGGCGAAAATAGCTCATTCGTCCGGCACATCCTTTCTGATGCGCACCTTGGCCATTTCGATGGCCATCATGTACGCCTTACCGTGGTTGCTGTCGCCGTGGGTTTCCTTGACCTTGGCGGCAAACTGCTCCAGGTCGCCGAAGAAACAGCCGCATACCACGCGGATGACCTTGTCCTTGCAGGCAAAGAAGGTGGTGGTGCCGTTTCGGGAGCCGATGCCGCCAATCCAGAAGATGGCACCTGCGCCGTACACCTCAGCGTCGCCGTACACCTCAGCGTCGCCGCACACCCGAGCGTCGCCGCACACCCGAGCGTCGCCGCACACCCGAGCGTTGCCGTACACCCGAGCGTTGCCGTACACCCGAGCGTTGTCGTACACCCGAGCGTTGCCGTACACCCAAGCGTTGCCGGACTGATCAAGGTTGGCTTCCTTCTCAACCCAGCCGCCCAACTCACCGGCCGCAACGTCACCGAATGCGATCAGCGCACGGATGCGATAGAGCGTTCTTCCGAACCACAGCTTGGTTTCGGATGTCAGTTCATACTTTTTCATTGTCTCCTCCTAAAATCTTCTGTCCTGTGATAACAGGCCACCACCTTGCAAACCACTTGTTGAACCGGAAGCAGTTGTTCTTGTCCCCACCAAAAGCATAATTGCAGTTCCGGGCCTTGAAGCAGATGTTGCAGGGCATGTCCGCCTGTATATCCACCTTGATTGGTTTACCCTTGATAACGATGGGTTTCTTGTAGTAGGCAGGCCAGTCCACCGGCCCGAAGGTTCCGTAGTTCTTCACCATGCCACCAGCACCGCGAAGATGAAGAACGCCAACCCAGCACCCAGAGCCACGTGCCACAGATCATCCGCAAACTTCTGACAGCGCCGGGTCGTCCGAGCCTCGTCTCTGGCCCGCTTGCGTTCCAGGTTGTCTATGTACTCCTGCGCCAGCTGCTCGGGGGTCTTGGGGATGGGGATGCTAAGGGTGATAATTTGGGTGGTCATGTGCTCACCATCCCTGCTGTCTGGCCGGAAAAATGGGCCACCACATCATCCAAGTTCACCAGTCGCCTAACTCCATTGGGAACCGACTGGATCTCGCCTCGCTTAATTGCACGACGAATCGCGCCCTCGGTGATCTCTGTGTTCGGGTCCATCGCCTTAATCTCTCTGATGGCCCCGGCCGCTGTTCTCATTTTGGGTAGCATATGTAACTCCTTTCTTTTGTGTCGTGGTGGTTTGGTGTCTTGCCGCCCCTCATAATTCTACTTTTGTAGAGTTCGTGGGCAAAAAAAGATTAGATACTGGTATGCCTGTGGCAGCAGAAATACATGCTATTTGGGCAATAGTTGCCCGAGACACGTCTTTTTCTATTTTACTGTAGGTGCCACGATCAATATGGAGTTTTTCTGCCATATCACTCTGAGTCAGCCCTGCGTATTTTCGCGCCTGCTCAACAGTAAAGTTCATCTTTTCACCGCCTTTCTGAACACCAGTATAACTCCACAAATGTAGAATGTCAACAACAAAATCGAATTTTTGTAGAATATCTTGTTGACGAATTTCTACATTTGTGCTATTTTATGCGTAGAGGTGTTACTTATGAATGTTTCAGAAAAACTGCGCACTCTTCGCGAGCGATATGACCTTACCCAAGCACAGCTCGCAAAAATCGCTGGGGTGTCCGACAAAGCTATTTCCACTTGGGAAAGTGGAACTCGCTCACCAAAGCTCGCAGCCATTCAGAATATATGCTCACACTTCAATCTTGATTTAAACCGTTTTATTGATGACGCAACGTCTTTTGATGGTGAACAATGGCCAACCCCCGTTTCCGAGAGTGAGCCTCATGTGAATATCGTCAAGATCGCCGGCCGGGACGGCAGCTTTGTAGAAAAACGTTTAAGCGATAAGCAGCTACAGGCCTTGAAGTCCTTTGTGGATCTCTTACCCGATGCCAGCGACGACCTATAATTTATGTGTGGCTATGTAATCGGCAAACTGCTGGTACACTTGCCGCTCCAACGGAGAAGTCAGAAACTTATTGCGCCGATATAGTAACTCCATCCGCTCGGCTCGAAACTGCGCTGCCTGCAAGCTGATATCACACAAGGACGCAATCTGCTCCGGTGTTCTGGCGTTACACCCCCATAGCACACAGGCTGGAGCCAGCAACCGGGACGCGAACACATTGGCCGCCTGCTCCACCGGATTATCCTGCGCCGATGGCTCTCGGTTAACCAACTGATACCTCCCTACATGTCCAAGCAGGATATGCCCCAGCTCGTGGGCCGCAGTAAAGCGCTGTCGGGGCAGAGGATCCGCACTCGATACCAGGATGGTCGGCACGCCGTCGCTCAGAAAACTCATGCCGTCGTTTCCGTCCTCCGGTGTATAGTACCGCACTTTAATCCCAATCGTCCGGCACATCGTCCCCGGTTTGACCGGCATTTCTCCGACCTTTAGGTCAATTAACAACCGCCACGCCGCATCCCTCGCATTTTGATAATCTTTGTAATTCATTGTCGAAAACACCTCCAAAACCCATTTTAGAGGTACTTTCTGGAAATGTCCGCATGTAAATATTGGTAATAACCAGGTGATGTTATGGGATTATTCGATTTCTTCAGAAAACTCAAAGGTGAAGTAAAGATCACCTCTGGCGGCACTACCTTTTGGGCCCCGAAACCAATCTCCAATGAAGAATATCAGTGCAAGCGACAGGCGGAGATTGATGTCCTGGAACATAGATACGACCTCTCCACGGTTGAGGGCATCAATGCCATCCCGGTACCACGCACCAAGGAGCAACCATCCGGCGGGATTGCCAGCGTTACCGGAAGGATTGAGTATTATCTCATGTTAAAGGCCGGACAGTATGAAAAGGCCGGCGAGGTAGATCTTGCGCTGGCCTGCTTTCGGAAAGCAAACGAGCTCATGCCGGTTTCCCCGGTTGAATACGATAAGGATCGGTATTTGCGGCTTCCGAGATACCTGCGAAAGCTCCGGAGGTTTGACGAGGCCAGAGCCGAGGAAGCTAAGATCGAGCAGCTTTTCGGCGACGGAAACCGCTTTGTCTCTGAAAAAGGATGGGTGAAAAAGAGAAACGCAGACCTTTTTCGCAACCTAAAGGACTTTGATACTGACTTAGTAGAGGCATCATACATCAGATGTTGCTGCTCTGAGTGTGCCAAATACCGGGAACGAGTGTATAGCGTATCGGGCCGAGATTGCCGGTTCCCAAAGCTCCCGGAAGCGCTGCTTTCTGGCGACCATGATTGTGGTATTATGCTATGGCCTTTTATTGACGGGGTAAATAGCATGAGAACCCGCAACGGAAAAGACCTCGAAGGAAAAGCAATCATCAAATATAGCAATCGACCTTTTATAGACGATCGGACACCAGAGGAATTGAGAGACTTGGCAGAAATCGAACAGCAGAAATTTGCTGACTTAGCACGGGAACAGAATCGCATCGATTACGACTGGCTCTGGGAGTATCTGCCGGAGCACTGTCCAAAATCACTTTCTGCATATTCACGAATAAAAAATCAGAAAACAGAGAAATACAACGCACTTGTCGCCGAGGCCGCCAAGCTCGGTTATGAGATAAAATAAAAAACCGCCCCCGGTGCTACCAACACCGAGAGCGGCTGTGACTACGGCGCTACCAACGCCGAAATCCATTGCACAGACCCCAAACCACCACGTCCAAGGCCATATTGCGCCCTCTATTGTAACCCAACGGGCGCAAAATTGCAATAGAAGGGAGTATTTTCATGGCACACATAGAAAAACGCGGAAAATCCTACCGCATCCGAGCATCAGTCGGCTACAGGGTGGATGGCAGCCAAGTGCAGCCGTCCATGACCTGGACTCCGGAACCGGGCATGACCCAAAAGCAAATCGAAAAAGAGTTGACCCGACAGGCCGTATTGTTCGACGAGGCCTGCAAAAGCCTATCGGCGCAGTCAGGGCATATCAAGTTCTCCACCTTTGTGGATCGCTACATGGAGGAGTATGCCGCTACCGATCTACGCCATCGCACAGCGATCGGCTATGAGAGCCTTAAGCCGCGCATTGTCGATGAACTGGGGCACCTCTACTTGGACAGAATCACCCCCAGGCAGATAAAGGCATTTATTGCTAAATTAGGGAATCCCGGCGCAAATATGCGCACCAAAAGCCCATTATCGCCTAAGACGCAACGCAACTACCTTTCCTTGCTTTCTTCCATTTTTTCTTATGCCGTAGATATGGAATTGATCCAGGATAATCCCTGTGCCAATGTCAGACCTCCAAAAATGGACAAGAGCCAAAAGAAATGGTACACCGCCGATGAGGCAGTTCAACTTCTGGACAGCTTGGAGAGTGCCCCCTTGAAATACCGCGCCTTCTTCACGCTTGCTATTTTCTGCGGGTACCGCCGCGAAGAACTGCTGGGGTTTGAATGGTCGGACATTGATTTTGCCAACCGTCTGATCTCTGTAAATCGGGCCAGCCTATACACCAAAGAACGCGGTATTTACACCGATGTCCCAAAAACCGAGGGAAGTAAGCGCATCTTGAAACAGCCGCAAGTCGTATTTGATGTTTTGCGAAAACTCAAGTCCGAGCAGTTAGAAACGAGGTTGTCTATCGGCGACCAATGGAAAGGCAGTAATCGTTTATTTACCACGGTGGATGGTGCGCCTATGCACCCAAATACGCCGTATGCTTGGCTGAAAAAGCACTGCGCGGCAAATGGGTTGCGCTTTCTGGGTGTACACGCTTTCCGCCATCTGAACGCCGCTTTACTGATCAATGAAGGGGCAGATGCCCAAACTGTCGCCGCCAATCTGGGGCATTCCCAAGTCTCCACCACCCTCAACATTTACGCTTACGAGTTCGCAGAGTCAAAAGCTGCCGCCAGCCAAGCCGTGGCTGATTCGCTTGTGTCCCGATTGAAGAAAAAAGCGCAATAA